AAATCATATTAGAAACACTACCAATGACTTCCATACTGATGTCTGTAACACCAATATCTTTCATCTCTTGGTAAACTTCTTCATGATTTCTACCACTCTTGCGAATGAGAGATGGATTAGTTGTTAGACCATCAATAAGACCTGTCTTATAATAGCATTCTACTTCACTAGTGATTGCTGTGTCTAAAAATATTTTCATTTTCTTAATGCTTCCATTCTTAAGAACTGTTCGTTCAAATTATAGTACAATTTATAGTTAGTTGTGTTAACCCAATACCCAACGATGTTGTTTCCATCACATTGATATCCATAACCTGTTAAAGATTCATTAACACCATCAATTCTAAACACTTTCGTTTTTGAACCCATGTAATTAGAAAATTTTTCATCTAGATTAATCATCGTTCTTCAAAGTTTAACTTACGTACTTTACGTTTACGTCTTTCTTCTTGATATTTTAGATCTTCTGCTGTCAAAAGTGAAGATTTATTTACAATCTTATTAGTTTGTAACAAATGAACTTCTGTCATATCATTTGCAGACACAACATCATCATGTATAGATGTCATATTACTACATCCACATGTGCCTGATCCTCTCAATTCTGTGCCACATACACGACACTCTACTACAATCATTGTTCTTCTTGATAATCCTTTCTATAATAACGTCCCAAAATATTGCTATTATAAAACGCTGGAGAACCATCCTCCAACGTTTCCATCAATACGTTATTTAAAAATAGTTGTTTTGTTTCGTGAAAATTAACTTTCCCTTTCGTTTTATGTAAACTAATTATTTCTCGTTTGAACGATGAGTTCCCAAGTAATTTTCTATCTGCTTTAAGTTCGTCAGAACTTCCATAGTATTTTTTCCAGTCACTCTCAGACGTAATCCTTCTCTTTCCACCTCTAGGCTTACGTTTCTGCCAAAAATATTTTCTTCCGATGTACTGTTTGCCCGATTGCAAATTAGTAATGCAGTAGACGTAACCGAAGAAATCGTTAATGTCGTCAGAAGAAAAAGTTGAACCCTTATAGGTCCAGGAGTTCTCATAACTTCCTTCCGAAGTTTGACTATTCTTTTCCACAATCCCATTATCTATTCCTCAGTATTTATATCACCTTCGGGGAGTCCTAATGTTTTATATTCAAGCTGCTGTCTTAGAAAGAGAACCTCATCTTTGAGATCTTCATTCTCTTTCTCAAGATATTCGCAATGTTCTTGGTAGATTATTACGCTCATGGACCTATTTAGTTAATTTAATTGTTTGTTTCACCTTACACCCACTCTTGGGTCACTATCTGGTACTTCGTGGGGATCCATCTTACCTTTTGGTAAGTAAGCAAGTTCACGCATTGCCCTAACTGAGGGATCACTTGTAACAGAAGTGGGCAGTCGTCCAAGAGCGACATTATCAAAGTTGAGTGAGTGCCTGTCAAATGTAGAAAGTTCATATTCTTCGGTCATACTTAAACAATTGGTTGGGCAATACTCTACACAGTTTCCACAGAATATACATGCTCCAAAATCAATTGAATAATTTCTTAGTTCTTTTTTCTTTGTTTCCTTGTTCATAACCCAGTCAACGACTGGGAGATTAATTGGACATACTCGTACACAAACTTCACAAGCAATACACTTATCAAACTCATAGTGAATACGACCACGATACCTTTCGGATGGTATCAGTTTCTCATACGGATACTGTATAGTTACAGGTCTCCGTCTCATATGATCAAAGGTTACACCTAACCCTTGAAGCATATATTTAGCAGTATCTTTAACTTCTTTTATGTAATTAAAGATTGCTTTCATTGCATTGGATGAAACAATAGATCTGGGAAGAAATAATTAAACTCAATAAGTATCACTGCTGTAATAGTTAACCATATAGTTGCTACTACTGGAGCAGACCTAAACCATTTAGTATAAAAGATTTTAAATAGGTTATTCATCGTTGGACATCATGAGCACAACCATCACCAGTATAGTCATCACTATCATAATAACCTCCTTTACGTCCAAAGTAAAGTGTTAATGCTACAAAAGGAAGTGCTGCAGCTATCAGGAATGTTTCTAAAATCATGTTCCTATTTAGTTAGTTCAACCACGGGTCTGGTATTTTTTCACACTTTCTTCCCATTCCTTCATGCTGCTCTGGCAATCTGGTGGCTCTGGATCTACGATCCCTTTCTTCTTCTTCCAGTCGTTGTACATAGCTTGCATCATCCAACTCTGTGACAGGGACTTCGGACCATTCTGAAGCAAATTCTTCTGGTAAGTACCGTGGAGTTTCATACCTAGGTACTCTTCTCTCCACGAGTCGTCTCGTTGTTCTTGTTCTGTATCTTTGGTCATAATTTAAAACCAGAGAAAGTATTCTTCTTAACATCTTGTTTAATGCTCCCGATCATGTACGACTCTACCTCTGTCTCCTGTGGTGCTACTTGTAGTCCTCTAGAAGATAACCAGTGTGCAGTCCAAGGTAATGGATTGTTTGCTAGTGGTATATCAAAGATAGGTTTTAAACCCATAGATTTCAACCTACGGTTAGCAGTCCACTCAACATAGTTCTGTAATAATTTATCATTCAAACCAATGATAGATCCATCCTTAAATAAATACTCTGCCCATTCTTTTTCTTCTTCAACACAATCTTTAAACATTTGATAGACATTCTCCTCCTCTTCTTTAATGATGTCCATCATCTCTGGGTCATCACCCTCCTTCCACTTGTTTAATATATTATTGGTAACTGCCATGTGTTGTGACTCATCTCTAGCAATTAAAGATATGATCTTAGCAGAACCTTCAAGTAACTTAAGCTCACCAAAAGCAAAACTACAAGCGAAAGAGACATAAAATCTAATACCTTCCAAAATGTATACATTAGCAACTGCCCTATAGAGGTGTCTTTTTAAATCTTTTCTTGTCCATTCTGAATTAGGATGATCTCTCATACCATCTTGCCAAGCAGTACTCTGACCGTACTCATTAGCATAGTTAATGAACTCATCATATGATTTAGTCACTGACTCAGCACGTGCTAGTATCTTTTCATCATCTAGTATAGTATCAAAGACCTCTGATGGGTCAGCGTATACATTCTTAATGATGTGAGTGTAAGACCTACTATGAATCATCTCCATAGTCTGCCATATATTCATGCAACCTTCAAGCTCAGGTAGAGAACAGTATGGAGCAAAAGCCATACCAGGAGCACGACCTTGTACGGAGTCCAAGAGGATTTGATACTTGAGATTGCTAGTAAATATGTGTTTCTGTGCTTCATTTAACGTCTGATAATCTGCTCTGTCTTTCTGTAATGATACTTCTTCTGGTCTCCAGAAGAATCCTAGTTGTGTTTGTGTTAACTTATCAAAGATAGGATACTTAAACTTATCATATCTCTGCACTCCCAGTGGAGGACCAAAGAACATCTGTCCTTTGGTGGTATCGTTCTGCTTAGTATTAAAAACTGTCATGCCTTTAATATCAGATTGCACAGCTGTCACAGGTTTCCTCCTCGTTTGAAAAAATATCGTCTAATAAATTAGTGATAGCAGTCTTGCTACCTTCCTTAACATCGTCTTTCCAACCAATAGAATGTGCTGGTTCATCTATCTCACTCTTGGTATCATATGTATTCTGATAGTAAGATGTCTTCCAACCATACTTAAAGGTTGTCAATAGATCCTGTGCCATAACTGAAGTAGGAACTTCATTGTTATCATAGTTTTCTGGATTGTATGACCAGTTACCACTTATTGCTTGGTCAAAGAACTTCTGCATCACTGCCACTACATTAATATAACCAGTGTTGTTTGGCATATCCCACAGCAATGTATAGTTATTCTTTAACGTACCAACTTGAGGAACCACTTGCTTAAGCGGTCCTTTCTTTGATTTTTTAGTGGACAAATAATCTCTTGGTGGTTCAATTCCGTTTGTGGCATTGCACACAACGGAACTGCTCTCCGATGGCATTTGTGCAGACAGTGTTGAGTGCCTGAGTCCATGAGTGAGTATGTCCTTCCGTAAACTTCCCCAATCACATGATAGGTCATTTGCAACTAACTCATCTACATCCTTCTTGTATGTATCTATAGGTAGAACACCATCAGCATACTTAGTACGGTTGAAATATTCACAAGCACCCTTCTCTTTTGCTATATTATTACTTGCTTTAAGAAGATTGTACTGAAATGATTCTGTTAAATTGTGTACCAACTTCCATGCTTCTGGATCCTCATACTTAACACCATTCTTAGCGAGATAGTGTGCAAGACCAATGAATCCTACACCTATAGAACGTCTTGCAAGGGTGCTAATACGTGCTGCCTCCACTGGGTAACCTTGATAGTCAATCAACTCATCCAGAGCACGTACAGAGAGGTCACATAGTTCTTCCATTTCATCTAAGTTACGTAATTTACCTACGTTAATAGCAGATAAAATACACAATGCAATTTCTCCTTCTGGATCATCAATATGTTTGATGGGTTTAGTAGGTAGTGTAATCTCCTGACATAGGTTACTCATGCTCACCTTGTCTTTGAATGATGAGTGCTCATTGCAATGGTCAATATTCATGATGTAAATACGACCAGTCTCTGCTCTTTCCTTAAGAAGATCAAGTATTAATTCTTGAGCTCCAATAGTTTTTCTTGGTATTCTATCGTCTGCTTCATACGAAGCATAGAGTTCATCAAAGGATGGAGTTCCGAAAGAATCATACAACCCAGGAACACTATGAGGAGAGAATAAACTAATGTCCTCGTTAGAGATGAAACGTTCATAAAATAATTTAGATATTTGTATACTATAGTCAAGTTTTCTGACCCTGTTATCCTCAGTACCTTTATTGTTCTTGAGGACAAGGATGTCTTCTATTTCTTGATGCCAAATTGGGAAGTGTACAGTCGCTGATCCACCTCGGATGCCGTTTTGAGTGCAGCATCTGACAGTGCTTTCAAACTTCTTGAGAAACGGGAGGACACCCGTGTGTTGTACTTCTCCACCCCTGATCTTAGCGTTGATACCCCTGATCCTACCTGCGTTAATACCGATTCCTGCCCTTTGAGCAACATAGTAACCAATAGCCATGTCACTGCTAAAGATGCTATTGAGGGTGTCATCAACATCAACAAGAACACAGCTAGCAAATTGTCGTAGAGGTGTCCGAACCCCCGCCATGATCGGTGTTGGGATGTTGATTTTGTGCTTGCTGATTGAGTCGTAGTATCGTCTGACATAATCTAATCTCTCCTCTTTATAGTCCTGAAAGAGAGTAGCAGCAATCATCATATACATGTA